GTGACATTAGCAAAAGAGTTGGAGCGAGGTCTATCCAATTCAAACTTCCAAAGACAGCAAAGAACAAAGCAATATTTGAAAGTGGAGAAATACCAACCTCCACATCAAATAAACCATACACTAACTTATCGTGCCGGATATACGTTGATGGGGTAGATATGAATATGGTTTTTTGCCAACTTGAAACCGTTGACGACAATTATAACATTCGTATGTACGGTGGGAACTCTACACTATTTGCCGACCTAAAGAATAAAAAACTTGCTGATTTGGATTTAAACCATTTGAATCACCATTGGAATGTTGACCATATCGCAGTGAGTAAAGACAAGGATTATCCGTTGAAGTATGCAGTAGTTGACTATAATAGCGATTCGCCAAATAGTGCCATTGATGAAACAAACGACCGAGCATATATAGGGTGTTTATATCCAGTACTATATCAACACTACTTAATTGAAAAGTGCATTAATGAAGCTGGTTATACATTAAACAATCAAACAAAAGATGCTTTGATGTTTCAAAGTGCATATCCAGTTGTACCGCTTGGTAGTAAAACATACGAAAGAGATAAAGATCTCACTAGGCATATTGGCAATTTTTATTTAGACGCTATACCAACTGGTTCTGTTGGTGGGTTGATATACACTTGTGACAGTATAGTTAGCCAAAATCAAGTATATTGGGAGCAGTATTTTAATTCAAATACAAACTTTGGAGCGTTTATATTTACCGACCCGTGTAAAGTAAACTATGAACTCTATATAAACCTTTACAATAATGGTGCATCAACGGAAACAATTTATATCGATGTAATTGCTACACATGATTTAGTTGGTGGAATTGCAAATGAAACAGTGTATAAGACATACACTATAAATGTTCCCGTTACTGGCTACCCAGCATCACCATATCAATGGAGCGTATTTGAAGAGTTGAATATTTATAACGATGCCAATAGGTATGTTCGATTGGGTTTTGTAGTAAGAAGTGTGTTATCTACAAATGTTTTCAATTTTGCTGGTAGCGATAATTATTTTAAGATAACTAATTGCACCGTAAATGACGAGCAAGAATATAACACGGCTATTTTTTATAAAGATACTCCACTAGAAAGCCGTCACAATTATATAACAGTTGCCCATAATTTACCTGACTACTCACAAGCCGATTTCATTAAGCAGTATCTGACTGCTACCAATTCAATTACAACAGTAGACGAAAGGAACAGGATTGTAACTATTGTGCCTTATAAAAAGATACTAGACAATATTACAAACGCTAAAGATTGGACTGGTAAGATTGATTTTACTAATCGACCGAAAACAGAGTTTAAGTTAGAATACGCTCAACACAATTACCTTAGATACAAAGATGACGAAGTGGTTATAAAACCAGTCGGAACTGATTACGACTTAACTATTGATGACGAACGTTTGCAATACGAAAAGAAACTGATTGAATTACTTTATTCAGCGACCGAATCAGCAACAAGGTGCAATAGAACAATAGCCAAAATAAACAGCTTTAAAGACTATTTAGTTGATGCCACATTTAATCCACGTTCACTATTAATTAGGTTTGAAGATTTTAGTTTTGAGTATAGAGAAAATACAGTCAACTCAACTGGAGCAGTCACAATCACAACCGATGTGCCTATTGGCTACTTCATTGACGACAATCAAGAATACTCAAATGGATTCGGTAAAAACCTATTTGAAAACTTCTTTACGTTCATTATAGGAATCATTACTAAAACAAAAGTAATTGAAGTTGATATGCGTTTGACTATTTCAGACATAGCCAACTTTGACCCGTTAAAGCCCGTCTACATTCGTGAATTTGATGCACATTTCTATGTGAACAAGATAAAATTTGAATACACTTCGAGAAAATCGAGTGTTGTTGAACTTATAAAACTTCTTTAATGGCAACAGTAGTAGATATATTTGAGATTAACGTACAACCGATTGCAGAACAGTTATCAGCATTGGGAGCGCAAATTGATACGGCAAAAAAGAAGTATAATGAGTTAAAGGTCGCACAAGGGGAGTACGATGAATCAACTATTAAAGCTAAGTCGGATGTAACAGCACTCACAAAGGAATACAGAAGCATTGAAACGGTAATTGTAAACAATACTAAGGCTTTGTATGCTTTGGATAAGACCGCGCAAGATTCGCTTAAAACACGTCAATTTGAGGCCAATAGCATTGATACAAACAGAAAGCTATACAATTCACTTTATAATGAAATGGTACGGCAAAAACAGCCTACAAAAGACAATATAGAGTTAATTAAAAAGCTATCAAATACATTAAAAGAGCAAGAAAGTGCATTAGGTGACACACGCAGAAATGTAGGTAACTATGCAGAAGGTTTTACACAAGCTATTGGAGGTTTAAAAGCATTCGGAGTATCGACTGATACTATCACAAAAGGGCTTGAAACGGCTAAAATGGGCTTTCAAAGTGCTGGTGGTGGTGTTAAAGGGTTCGGAATGGCATTAGCTACAACTGGTTTGCCGTTGTTTATCATGGCTTTTCAGCAGTTAATTAATGTTTTTGAAGGGTTTAAGCCTATTGCCGATGCAGTTGAAAACGCTGTACGTGCCGTTGGTGATGCTTTTAACGCTTTAATTAGTGGCGGTTCTATTACACAAGCCGTAAAAGAGGGGCAAGAGTTGCTTGAAGTAATGCGTGATTTGGAAGATACCGAAAAAGCGTATGCAATTACAAGTGAGGCTTCACGCAAAAAAGTTAATGAGTTAATTACTCAATCAAAAGATAGAGCTAAAACTGAAAAAGAAAAACTTGCAATCATTGACGAGGCAAATAGGGTAGAGAAAAAAGCGTTTGACGAATCGGTTAAACGCAATGAAGAATTGCTTAAAAAGCAAATGGAAATATTTAGCCGTAAAAATAAATTGAGCGGTGAAGAATTAGATTTATTGACTAAGGGAACAAGCAAGGAAGCTTTAGAATTAAGAACTAGACTAGAACGCTCAACTGCATTCAAAGAAAAAGAATTAGAGGCAATTCAAGAAGGTTTATTGAAACGTGTTCAACTTGAAGGTGACAGTAATATACTTCAAGAAAAGTTATTGAATAGACGTAATGCATTGCTAGAAAAAGAAGATGAAGAACGTGCAAAAGCAAATGAAAAGGCACAAGCTAGAGCAGAAAAAAGACAAGAACAACTTGAACGAGAACTTGAAAAAGAGCGACTAGCTAAAGAAAAATACAATCAAGATATTGATAAGCTAACAGATGAGTTTATTTTAAGTGAGCGAGAAAAATTAGAAAAGTCCTATGAACAAAAGTTTGAATTGGTAGTAGGAAACTCAGCAAAAGAAGTAGCGTTACGAAGTGAAATTGAAAAACAAAAACTTGAAGCACTTGCAAAGTTTGACGAGGAAGCAAATAAAAAAATACAAGCACAACAAAAGAAAGTAGCAGACGAACAAAAAGCGATTAATGCAAAACAGTTTAACGAGCAAATAGAGCAGAACAAACGAACCCTAGATTTAGAACTTGAAGCCGTTGATTTGTCGGTTGGTACTGAGGCTGAAAAGGTAGCACGTAAAAAAGAAATTCAACTTAAATATCTTGAAGAACAACTTGCTTTAACTAAGTCATTTTTAAAAGAAGATACACAGGCTAATATAGATGCCATTACAAAAATTGAAAACGCAATAGCTAAAGTTCGTCAAGGTGTTGCTGTTAAAGATGAAAAGGCTACACTAGGAAGTTCTTTAGGCATAACGAAACAAGATTTAGGGGATGCGCAACAAGGCTTACAATCTATCCAAACCGCTGTTAATGCAATCGGTTCTGTTTTGTCGGCAACAACTGAGATTCGTTTAAATGAAATTGAAGCGCAGAAAAATGCTGAGATACAAGCCGTTGAAGAAAGTGGATTAACTAAGATTCAAAAGGAAGAAAAAATACGTGCTATTGAAAAGAAATATGCACTAGAAAAATACGAAGCTGAGAAAAAAGCGTTTGAAACTAATAAGGCATTGCAAATTGTAAACGCTGTAATTGCCGGTGCTTTGGGTGTTGTTTCTGCTTTTCAACTAGGGCCTATTGCGGGTGCGATTGCCGCTATTGCCATTGCTGCAACAACAGCCGCTCAAATAGCTGTAATCAGTTCACAAAAACCACCACCACCGCCAAAGTTTGCAACGGGTGTTATTGGTTTGGATGGAGCTGGTACTGGTACAAGTGATAGTATTGATGCTAAATTAAGCCGTGGCGAATCGGTAATAACTGCAAAGGCTACTGAGCGTTTTGCGCCTATACTAGCACATATGGAAATGTCGGTAGGGAATAAACCTAACTTTCAACTAGGTCGCAAACGATTTGCAACGGGTTATATTCCGCAAGGGGATGGTGGTTACTACGCACGTTCCGCAAGTGCATCAATGATAAGCAACAGCGAAATGGCAAAGAGTTTTGAAATGGCTATACAAAAGATGCCATCACCAACGTTAAACTATGACGAGTTCAGTCAATTCACTAAGAGCGTAAACAGTAGCGTTAACTTTGCTGAGTTGTAGGCTGTTTTAGCTTTTCTTCATAGCGGATAATTTCCTTTTTTGCAGATTCCCTAAGAAAGCCAGATGCAGACATACATTGACTTTCAATAACCTTTAAAAATCTACGTTCCCATCCATGAGAAAAGGTTGTTCTGTGTTGTTTAGCGTGTTTATTGTTTGCCATTCAATGCCAAAATTACTGGTGCAAAAAATAAGAACTTTACAAACTCACTCCATTTTAGTGGGTTAAACTCAAAAGAGATTAGTAGGCAAAATAAATACCCAGCACCAAATAATACTAAGTAAGGCTTAATCTTGAAATAGGTTTTTAGCATATCGTTTTATTTTATTAATCCCAAAATAGGGCTAAAAATGAACACAATGTAAATATAGTAGTTTTTTTGTATTGTGAAAACGGAGAAAATATACATTAACGGTTATATCGGTGAGGCTGGGTTTTTTGATGACGTATCAAACTCATTCTCATTAACCAATCTAAACGCAGAACTTGACCGAATCGGTAAAGTTGATGAACTCAATGTTTATATTAATAGCGGTGGTGGTTCTGTTACAGAGGGATTTGCTATTTACGACCGACTTATGGCATTAGATTGCACAGTTAATACCATTGTAAACGGTATGTGCGGAAGTATTGCAACTGTAATATTCCAAGCTGGAAGGAAAGGTAAAAGAATGATGTTTGAAAATTCAGAGTTCTTTGTGCATAATCCTTTTTGGCAACCGAGTTCACCAACACCAATGGAGGCGAAAGACCTTGCATTACTTCAAGAAGATTTGCAGAACGCTGAAAATAAAATCAAATCATTTTACGCAACTGTTACTGGAAAAAGCGAAGATGATTTGAAACCTATACTAGATAGACAAACTACTCTTTCTGCAACCGAAGCAATAGAGTATGGATTCGCAGACGAGGTTTATAAAACGCAAATTTCAGCGTACACGAAATACAGATTGGTAGCATATTTAAACAACGATAAACAAACAGAAATGGAAAACAAAGAACTCAAAGCCGAGTTAGGAACTATTAAAGGTTTCATGGCTAAAATAGTAAAGGCACTATTTAAAAACGCTTACACCGAAACAGTTGACGGTACTAAGATTTATTTCGATGGTACTATGGTGACTAAAGACACTCCAGTATTCTCAGACGAAGCAATGACAACACCGCTACCCGATGGTGACTACACATTAGATTCGGCTATTATAACTGTTGTAAACGGTATTGTAACTGAATTGATGGAAGCGCAACCAGCTGGTGAAGCAACGCCAGACGCATTAGCAGAAGCGCAAAAAGAAATTGCCGACTTGAAAGCTAAGTTAGCTGAAAAGGAAAATGTGGTTGCTGAAAAAGAAAATGTTATCAACGAAACGAAAGTAGAAATTGTTGCATTGGCTAAGAAAGTAACTGAGTTTGAAGCAATGCTTGTAACTGGGAAAGACTTTAAAGCTGAGGGAGGACAGTCGAATGGGAAAGATAAAGGCGAAACAAAAGAGCCAACAGCATTGGAAAAAGTAGTTGCAATGCGAAAAGAAAAAGCAAACGCAAAAAAATAAATTTTAAAACCACAAAAAAAACGATAAGAAATGGCAAACGCAGTAACAGCATTACCCGAAAATAACAGCATTGCATACGAATTATTCTATGCACCATTGCTAAACGACCCGAAAATCAATGAATTACCTTTTAACATCCACTTCGGAAAGATTGGTAAAGAGTTGTATTATGACAGCATTTTCACGGCTGTACCATCCCTAAAAACAGCTTGTGGATGGAATTACGTTGAAGGTTCTGCGATTGAGAAAAAAGCATTGAACCCTAAAGAACTCGAGTTATCTTTCAAACAATGTTACACAGACTTCGTTAAATCGGTGTTTGGTGACAAGTTGCCTGATGGTTACAAAAAAGGTGAGTTATATCCAGAAATCATTAACCGTATTGTTGAAAAGCAATCAAACTCTTTAAACAATGGAGTATTGCTTAAAACATTCCTTGCTACAACTTCAAATACAACTCCATTCCTTTCAGGTGCAAGTGGTGTTTACGAGGCGCTTTTGACTGGTGTTGCTGATGGTGATGGTACAGTAGATGCCGGTGCGATTACCGATACTGATTTGTTACCGGCAAACATTGAGGCAACAATGTACAAAATTTACAATGCACAATCTGAGCAGTTGATGTCATTAGCCGATAACACGAAAGTGCTTATTGTAACTCGTTCAATCGCATCTGCTTACAAACGATTCTTGCAAACTCAAACTGGAATGACAAGCATTTTGCAAACTGATTACATCACTAAAGGAATCAATACATTGACATACAATGATATTCCTTTCTATGTAGTTGACTTTGTTGACCGTGGATTAAAATTGTACGACGTAACTGGTTCTCCAGCATCAACATTAAACCCACACAGAGCAATCTTAACTGTTGGTTCAAACCATCACATTATGATTGACGGTGATGGATTTGAAATGGTTGACCCGTTCTATGACCGCAAAGACGACATTGTTTACTCTCCAGCTTCAGCAATGGTAGACTATGTTTACTTATTCGGTGACTTAAACGTTATCGCTGGATTCTAAAAAACTTTAGTGCGGGGGTCGGTTAGTCGCCCCCAAACTTTAACCAATTAAAAACGAAAGAAATGGCAGAAGATTGCATTGAATTATTTAGAAGCATAGGTATATCTTGTGCAAACAAAAACATCGTTGGTGGTGTAAATAAACGAGTTTGGGTTACTCAGTTACCACAAATCGCATCTAGTACAACCGATGTAAACGGAAATATCAACACCATTACAATGGGCGCTGATTCAAGTTCTGCATCGTACACTTTGAAAACGATTACAAGCTACAAAAACTCACACAGCGGAACTTACGAAGGCGCTATTGGTGACAACGTGAACCTTATCAAACACAATGCTATCCTTAAAATCTACACTTCTACACAAGCGCAGAAAGAATCGGTTGAGGCAATGTTCAACGCTGAGGAATTAGTAGTATTCTTTGAAACAGAAAACGGTCAAATTGAAGTTTATGGCTTCGATAAAGGACTTGAAGCATCTGCATTAGGTGGTGGAACTGGTGTTGGTTTGCAAGATGATACAGCGGTTACACTTACATTGAGTGGTGACCAAAGAAAACTACCTAACTACTTCTTAGCCGGTGGAACTTTAGCAACTTCAATCGCTTATTTGGATAACATTTCAGAAGCGGTTTAATACTGGATCGAAAAATTAATGGGAAAACCTTCGAGAAATCGGAGGTTTTTTTATTTTTGTGTAATGACTAACATTAACCTACTTACCGAAATTAACGAAAATATCGTTTCAAAAGGCTTTTATACAGTCGATGCGGTTAAAATTAGGTACTACTATAAAGAAGTTTACAAAACCGAATTAAAAGAGAATTGCTCGTCTTGTTTGCGTGATGCTTACCAAATGCTTATTAAGTATTACCGTGGCAATATTGACAAAGCAAACGCGTCTAATAAGCAAATTATTGAAGCTAGGATATATGAACTCAAAAAGAAATTGATTGAGTTTAAACGTGCTGATAAGTTTGAATTGTGCGATGTTATTAAGAATCAAATTGAAATCAATAAAGCAAAAATACAATGATTAAAATAATAGTAACCCGTTCAGCCAATGACAAGCTGTACAATATTTTCAAATCGCTTTGGCGTGACGATAATATTTTCATTCAGAAAAAAGAGTTTGCAGGGTTTAATGGTGCAGTAGACTATTTACTTCATTTACTAAATTGCACTGATTACGATGGCTTTATTGTTAATGCAGACGAAGATTTCTTTTGCATCAATGAAAATTTAATTGATTCGGTTATTGGCCACATGGTAAAAAACGACATTGTCTATTGTGGCGTTCCAGATGGTGGCATAATTTCACACCGAAACAAGTCGCCATTCAATTCCAACCCTTTCTTTAATGTGTTTAATGTGAGTGCGATTAGAGCTAAAATACTAGAGTTTGACAATTCAAAGCAGTTTGAATACGCAAATAAAGTAGAGAAAAACGGAAATTTAGACGAGCCTTTCGCTGGGTTGTTCTATTGGCTACACTTGAACTTTAAACACACAAACTTCACTCACATCGAAAGTACGGACGGCATTAGCACCGTTATAAAAATAAACGATGAACCTATTGGGATTCATTCATGGTATAGTAGGGAATATGGTAAAGACAAAGCGCAAACGGATAGGATTAATAATTGCATTGAGTATGCAGTATTGAAACAGAAATAATGAAACTAATAATTCCATATCGCAACCGATTAGAACACTTACAAAAGTTCAAAGAACACTATAAAGGTTTTGATTTGTTGGTAGTTGAACAAGCTGACAATAAGCTATTCAATAGGGGCAAACTGCTAAACATAGGCTTTAACGAGTGCGAAGATAGCGAGGTTTGTTTCCAGGATGTTGATTTATTGGCGCATGATTTATCAACTTATAAATTAGGTTTTAACGGTGCAAAACATTTAAGTGGATTGTGTGAACAGTTTGGATATAAACCGCCTTATTCAACTTGCTTTGGTGGTGTTACTGCTTTTACTGCTGAATCGTTCCTTAAATGCAACGGTTTTAGTAATGATTTTTGGGGGTGGGGTGGTGAAGATGACGACCTTTACAACAGAGCGAAGATAAACGACATTGCTATTGTGTTTGAGAATAACAAATACTACTCACTAAAACACGATAAGCAACCTATTACAGCGCAATACTCAGTTAATAAACATCTTTGTGTTAATACTGGTCAAACGTGGCAAAATAGCGGTTTAAATTCGATGCGATATAGCATAGTAAAACATGATTCTATTTTAGGAATTGAAAGAATATTAGTAAACTTGTAAAAATTTTAAAAATGGATTTGAAAATTTCAAAGTATAAGTTAGTAAAAGGAATAGGGAGCGTTACTTTTCGCTCTAAAAGTGGCAACATTGTAAAGATTACCGATGACAATATCACCGATGAACTTGTGCAACTTGCTATTGAGCATGATAAAGAACATTGCTTTGTTTTAATTACCGGTGAAAAAAAAAATATAAACCCGTCCAAATCCCAATTCCCGCAGTCTTTATCAACCTTGACCGAAGTAAAGATAGACGAGAACGATTCACTGCCAGTGCAACAAAACAAACGGGCAACTGTTTTGGAAGAAAAACCAAAGGGCAAAAGGGGACGGAAAGCAAAATCGAAAGACTAGAAGCTGTTGACGGTTCAACTGTAAAGTCCAATATTTTAGGCGTAACAAATAATGAATACGCTTGTTTACAATCACACATCAAAGCAATAGAGTATGCAAGGGAAAATAAACTACCTTGCATTGCTATTTTTGAGGACGACATTATTTTTACAGATACTTTTGAGAAAGATTTTAAATACTACCTTTCGGTTATGCCCGAAGATTGGCATATACTTTATTTGGGCGGTTCATTCGGACGTAGGCCAAGTTACTTTGACCAAAATTTTACTAAACAAAATATGACATGGGGAGCGTTTGCCTACATTGTCAATGCTTGTGCCTATGACAACTTGCTAGATATGTTCAATAGGGCTAAACATATTACCGATGCAGTTCTAATTGACTACCAAAAAATATACCTTTGTATCAAACCTTCTAAAAAACTTGTGATACACCCGAAAGGATTTAGCACAATAAAAGAAAGGGAGGTCTATTACAAAAATATTGTATGAAAAAAACTTTTGGTAGGTCGTCTTCTGTTGTTTATTTCAGAAACATACTGCCTCAAACATATAAGGATAAAGCTAATGGGTATTATAAGTATGGTTATAATGACCAACTGCCTTTAGACTTAATCAATATTATCAACAATAGCGGAACTGCAAAAAAGGCTTGTAAAAAATATTCTGATTACATACAAGCGGATGGGTTTGTTAATGAAATTGCCTCAAATTATAAAGTAAACGGAAAAGAAACAGCGGATAAAATACTCGGTAAGATAGCGTTGTCTTTCGGTTACTTCGCTGGTGTTGCATTGCACGTGTCACGACTTGGAAACGGTGCTGTTGGGAAGATTACAGTTATGCCTTTTCATAAGGTAAGACGCGGTATAAACGGAGATTTCTATTTCAATAATACAATAGGCACTGAGAAATACGAAAAGGATAAATGGGTTACTTTGCAACCGTTCAAAGGTACTATTGCAAACTATAACGACATTATAGACAACAAAGAAAACTACGGTGGACGTGGCGAAATTCTTTATGTGTACGATGGCAACCCTTTTGACAGCGATATTTACCCAATTCCAGACTACGTTGCATCACTTGAAGACTTAAAAACATCGAGCGAACTTTCTAAAATGGATTACGAAGCTGTATTAAATGGCTTTGCGCTTGGTGGCATTATGACTTTTATAGGCATTGACGACACTACACAAGACGAAGACGGTTTAACTGATAGACAAAAAGTCGAATCTGCAATGATGCAGTTCACTGGCTTAAAGAAAAATAAAGACGGTTTAACTGACCGATTCGGGGTTATGACTAACTTTGTTGCAACGCCTGAGCAAGTTCCGACATTTACTGGAAACGACCCGAAACCAATTTTAGAGGCATCAAATACAAAACGTGACATAATCGAACGTGCTGTTTGTAAGTTATTTGGTGTGCATCCCGTGTTATTAGGATTTAGTGAGGCTTCCGTTTTAGGAAACGATAAAGCCATTGCACAAGCTAGTGATATGCTTAGAATTACTGTTAATCCAATTCAGCGACTAATTACCGAAACTTTCGAAATGCTTTATGGCACTGCTATTGATTGGACTATTTCTGAGTTTGGTGTTGAAATAAATATACCAAGTGAAGGCGATAGAATACTCAAAACGCTTAATTCACTTTCTCCATTATTGGCTACTAAAGTTATTGATTTGATCCCACCTGAAAAGCTATTGAATGCTTTAGGTATTGAATCGCCACAACCAACAACAACTGCACCATGATAAACGATATTTCAATATGGGTTACAGTTAACGACATTATTAAGTATTTCGCAATACTTTCTCCAAATACGCCTTTGCCACAAATTAACCAGTGTATATTCGATTCCGAAACTATGGATATGCCGTCTATTGTTGACGACCAATTAGTTGAAGATATTGATACTATGATTAATTCACCTTCATTAATCAAACCAGAACTAGACGAGTTTTTCAAAATGGTGGTGTTGCCGTATATTTCAGCTTGTACAATGGTTAGATATTCTCCATTCTTAGGGTTACACGCTACACAATGGGGATTAGAACAGTATGTTCAAGAAGGTTTTGGGGCAGTTACCGATAAAAGACGTGCTGAACTTTTAAATAGTTTTGAAGGCAAAAAAAATGTTTTTGAAATTAAGATGCTGAAATATTTAAGTGATCATAAATATACTTTTGACGGTGTTGTTTACAAGTCAAACGTAAAATGTGGTGCTAAAAAAAATACTCTTTCATTTTCAATAATCGGAGCAAATAAAAGATGGTAGATTGTGTTGACATATTGCGCTCAATTACAAAGTCATGCGGAGATAACGTAGGCGGTGTCAATAAGCGTGTGTGGATTACTCAGCTACAACAAATTGAGAATTATACTTTTGATTCCTTAGGTTACGTTAATTCATTAGTTACAAAAGAAAACGGGAACACTAATTATCCATACGAACTAAAAAAAGTAATCAGTAAAAAAGGTAGTCACAGCGGAAATGTTGAAGCGATTGAAAACGTAAATATAGACGTATTTAAGCACACGGCAATATTAAAGGCATACGCAACAACACCCGAACAAAGAGATAGTTTAGTTAGTCTTTATGGTGCTAGTAAGGTAGTTGTGTTCTTTGAAACGGATAACGGAGATATTGAAATTTACGGACTTGAAAACGGTTTATACGCAACTGCTCTAACGGGAAATACTGGTGAGCAAATGCAAGACGACACTGCATTTACATTTACATTGTCCGGGTTGCAAACATCACTCCCTAAATACTTTTTGTATGGTGGCTCATTACATACATCAATAGCGTATTTAGACAATATCGGATTAACGCCAATTTATGAAATAGAATCATACACCGCCGGTACATCAACAATCGACTTCACCAACAACGGTGGTGACGATTGGGACATTAGTTTTCTTGCAACCCCAACAACGGTACAGTCTAGCGCTAATATTACTGGTTATCAATACAGCGTAGAGCATTGGATTAGTGGAGTACAAACTAATATTGAATCTGGAAGCAAGTCAACAAATTATACACTAAATACATCTAGTAATGGAGCTGGGGTATATAAGATTGAGCAAACATATTTACTAGATAATAGTTCTTTTTTTAGAGTTGTTTATTTAGTAAAAGTTGATGCAAGTGGTACGGTAATAGCATTTACTTCGGCAAATGGAATAACAGTAAATAGTACTAACGGATTAGATATTAATGCTACTGCAAATTATACTGAATTTGGAGTTAACTATCCTTTACAATGGGGTAGTTATGATGCGTTCCCACCAGCAATATTTAATCCAATAGGCAACACAACAACAATTAACGCAACACTGCCAATCGCTACTGTTGGAGTTGGATTCTTCCCAATATTAGATAGCATTTTCACAGACGATTTCCCTAATTGGGCTGGCAGTGCAATAACATTAACTATTTCATAATAATTAAAAATAAAAACAATGTTAATACTAGCAGGTCAAAGATTGGAATATGTATTAAGCCCAAGTGGTTTATTGGCAAAATTAAGCGGTGAATTTTCGGGATTCCCATTGCCAGAAAGCGGATATGTTGACGTTAAAACGCAACAACCCGTTACTATGCAAGGCGGTTTTGCAGAAACACTAAAATTCGACAGAGAAATTAATGTTGATGATACTATTGTAGTGGCAAGCCATACGGGTGAAATATTCTTTAAATACAATGGATTCATCAATTAGCTGACAAATGGACTTGGAACGCATCCTAAAAAGAAACCAAGACACAATAAATAGGTTTTGTCCGTTAATAGGTAAGCTGATAATAACTTCGGCTTACCTATTCAACACGGCTTTTAGGTTATTAATTCCAACGGACGGATGCGAGCCGACACGTTTGGAAACATTAGAGGCGCAATCGTTCTTTATTCCTTTTAGCATTGGCATAATGGTATGGGCTTTTCAGAAAATAGACACGGTTTTTGAGTTTGTTTTTTTTGAGTTTTCAATATACACAGCGATAAAAGAAATAATAGGAACGGGTGCAGAAATTGATTTATGGGAGATATTTTTTTGGGTATTTGCATTATTATTCACATGGTATAAATTTTATAAAAGTGACGGGAATTGAAATTGCAAAAATTATGTATTGTATTTTAAAATTTGGTGGTTTTCCGATTGTTGCGCTATTGTATGGGTTTAATTTCCATCAATATGAAGAGTTTTTTGAAAGGCATTTTGATGATGTTGTAATGCTTACTTTCGGCAGTGGGTTAGTATTGGGGGATTCATTACAATACTTTGCTAATACGGTTTCTTTTGATTCTTCATTTTCAGATATTCTGTTTGCTATAATTAGAGTAGCACTTACATCTTTTTGCGGTGTAATATTTAGTGCAATTGGGGCGTGGTTAGTTCGTATCGTATCGCCTTTCTGTATTAGAAAAACAAAGACATTAGTTGATTGGCTTAAAAATAAGTTAAAATGACATTCAAAGAGTTTACAAACGAGATATACTTAACATTCAGTACTAAGCACAGCGATTTATCGAGTAAAAAGATAGAGCGATTTGTTTCATTTATGCTAGGCACTGGAATGATTATGCTGTACTACATAGGTCGGCAAATGTGTTGGAAGTGTAGCGATTCGATTAATGTAAACGATGTACTTCTTTTGAGTGGTTTGTTGTTTGCATACGGGGGGTTCAACACAACACAAATTAGAAAGGATAAAAACGATAAACCAAAAGAAAATGACACCACAAACGTATGATTTAACGGGTGAGCGCTCAATGGTGTTTGGTACAATGTACGAAGGATTCCAAACACCAATTACCATGACCGAACCAAACGGAACTGTTTTAGACGGTTGCGATTTGATTACTTCGGTCGATTTATATGTACGAGACAAACCCGATTCACCAACAGTTATTAAGCGATTTTCATTAAGCGGTGACGACTTTGAAATATTATCAGGTACACCGAAAAAACTATCCTTTAAACGCTTTTCAGTTGATATAAAGGCGGGTAGTTACGCTTACGATATTCGTATTGTCTTTTCAAACATTGGTTCTAAAATATACATCAAAGGTAAATTAGATGTACTTCAAGCTGTAACAAGATGAGAATAGATTTTGAAATAACATACAGAGGGGAAACTGTAAACTTGGATGAAACATCCTCACAAATGGTTGTATCGTTTACGCTTTACGATGGGAATTTTCCTATAAGTGGTGGAAGCGGTGCTGTTAGTTCTGTAAATGGTAAGACGGGCGCAGTTGTGCTTAATGCTTCCGATATAGCGGAAACATCTACTTTGAAATGGCTTACATCTACTTTAAAGGTGTACTACGATTCGGCTTATACATGGGTTAATACGAACGGGGCAAGTGTATTGCAGTCAATATCGGACTTGACAACAGCAATAGCAAACCGATATACAAAAAGCGAAACCGATACGCTATTAAGTAGCAAAGTTGACAAGGTAAATGGCAAAGGACTTTCTACAAATGACTTGACCGACATTTTAAAAACAGCTTACGATTCTGCCGGAACTAATCTAGTAAACCACTTATCAAATACAAGCAACCCACACAGCACAACAGCTTCACAAGTTGGCGCATACACTACTACACAAGTCGATAATGCATTGGGTTTAAAAGCAGACAAGTCAGCAGTATTGTGTTTAATTGGCGAATACCTACCAACCACCACATTAACGGGAAATACTGCCGAAACTTCGCTAGGATACATTCTTATACCAGCCAATACTTATAGTGCAGGTAAAACAGTATGGGTTGATTCATTACTATTAAGAGCAACGGGAACTTCAACTATTGTAGCTAGAATGAGAATATCAACATCAGCTACTCCGACTATTGCGTCAGCTACTTTACTAGCAACAAACAACATACCTAATACAAATCAATACACCCCATTTGTGAGAACTAATATTCACATTGATTCAGCAACTTCAACAAAACTTTACAGCGCATCAACATCAGCCGTTCAAGATAGTGCTAACGCATCTAATATAACCGACTTAAACATAGATTGGACTGTTGACCAATACATTCATATTTCTGCTCAACTTATTACAAGTGGGGATTCTATTACATTACATAAACTAAGAATTTTCCTATAATGAATATAATAATTGATGAAAACGGGCGTAGGGAGGTAAGTCAAGAAGTTTACGATAACTACATGGATTCACTTGCTCAAGTGTGGAATAAATCGGCTCACATTGCTGAAATTAATCATTTGCATGATGAGTTGTTTAAATCTATACTTTCGGCAAACGGATATATCGACATGGCTGAACTTGGAATATGGGCGCAACAACCCGATTCATTATTTAGAAACGAAGCTATTGCAATTAAGGCATGGTATATTAACACTTGCGAGATTATCTGCAACTATGAAACTACGGTAAACGAGCAAAATGCAGTTGAGCCGATTGAATTTATTGATAACCTACCTAAATACGAATAATGGAAAATATTTCAGAACACATAAGCTATTCAGAGGCTATTTACAGCCCCACGGCTATTGAAAAGAAAATAAGTAACGAGCCAAACGATGAACAGCTAGATTCTATGAAAGCAGTTGCTACAAACATTTTTGAACGTGTTAGAACGCACTTTGGCAAACCGATTAGAATTAACTCATTCTTTCGTAGCGGATCGTTAAATAAAGCTGTTGGAGGTGCTATAACGTCACAGCATTGTAAAGGTGAAGCAATCGATGTAACGGGTTTACCTTACGGAACTAAAAACAGCGAAATTTTCCACTATATAAAAGACAACTTAGATTATGACCAACTCATTTGGGAGTATGGAGATAAAAAAGAGCCGTCATGGGTTCACTTTTCGTACAATTTACGAGGCAATAAACGTAAATGTTTACGGGCGGTGAAAGACCATAACGGAAAAACTATATATCAAAATTTTGTTTAAGCAATTAATTTCATACTTTTACAACGTGTTTTGTTTTAATGATTAAGAAAGGCTATCGAAAGGTAGCCTTTTTTACTTTAAAGAAGTTTGTATATTTGAATCAAATTAAAACAAATGACTAAAACACAAGCACTTTCAATAATCGCCTTATTTTGGCTACTTTCAATATTATGCGGTGGTGTATGCGGTTTTCTGCTATACCCTAAAATATACCCATGTAATGAATCGGTAGGTACGGTTAAAATAGAGTATAGAGATTCAACTGCGCCAAATAAAGATACGGCTCAAAAGATTAGTTTTGTGCCTGGGAAAGTTGGTACTAGAAAATATAAAAGTTCCACCGAGGCCTCTCATAAGAACGGCACACTTGCGGGGGACATTTCTAAAATTAAAATAGATAGTTTTGAAAATACTTATTTCTACACAAATGATACCGATAAGCAATATTTCACTTGTTTAGACACCAACCTCTACAAATTCGACACCATTTCAGTCGACAATTTCAGAGCAACCGCAACCGCAACCGTAGCCAATAACGAGATACTAAATATGGCTATTGAGTGGCGCAACCTTAAACCCGAACTTTGGAAAATAAAACGGGAAACGATAACCGTACAGCAAAAGCAATCTTTAGTTAAGGTTTACACGGGTTTATACGGTGGAGTTGCCATAGCCAATAAAACAGTCGCATCGTATCATGGTGGAATAGGTTTAGATGCGGTTATTTGCGATAGGCATTTAGTAGGTTTGCAAGGTGGGTTAAATTCTAGTTTGCAAATGGAGTTTGGTGTGAGGTTTAGTGAAAAGATAAGATTGAAGAAATGATAAAATAGGGGAAGTTTCCACTAAGTTATATTTAAGATACAACATTTAACAATTTCTGTTTAGGTAAAAAGTACAACAATTAACAGAAAAAGTTTATTCAACTCGGTTTGGTTTTGGTAAGGTCGGCAGAAATGTCGGCTTTTTTTGTGGGTGTACTAAATTAATTGTACTTAATATTTGGTAATACGAAATAGGTTTTGTAGTATTGCATAACGTTCGAGTATTTGTGAGGCGTGGCTTGTTTGCTCACAAATACTATTAAAACTAAACTAAATTAAAAAACCAAAAGCGACTGCTGATAACATTCCACCACGTCTCGCAAATACTATGTTAGGTGCAGTGCTTCTCAAAATTAAAATAAAAATGAAAATAGCAGTAACAGTAACGGTTTGCCGTCAAGTAGGAGTGGATACTTGGAAAGACTTTCACACTACAAAAATCTTTGAAGAAAGTTCAACTATCAGAGAAATTAACGATTGGATAAAATCAATTGATAAAAATGAAAGTTTTACAAGTGCTAAAATATCTCTCTGTGTCGATTAGCATTGCACCTAACGTTCGAGTGCTTTGCGTTCGGGAAGGATTTTGAAAACGAATTTGTCAATTTAACACTTAATTTAATATGGAAACTAAAACATCAATTAATCACGACACCATGCCTGACGCAAAACACTTGTTGGCGGATAGTGCTTCTATCAAGGATTTGATTCACCGTGATATTTCACGTTGCAATGATGATAGATGCCCAACAGCTCCGTTCTGTGAAAGATACCTGCAAATGTCTATTGATTATAAAAAGGGTGAAAAAAATGTGTCGGTAACAGATTTTAAAGGGCGTGAAAAGGTCGGCTTATGCGACTACTTTTTAAACGTAGATGTCGTTTAGCATTTCCGCCAACGTTGAAGCATTGGCGAAGAAGGGGCTTTATAGCACTTCGCTCAATGATAGTACAAAAGTTAAATTAATAAACAAAAGCTCAATAACATTCGTCAGCCCCTTTTTTGCCAATGCAATGTTAGTGGCTGGGCTGGTTTTCAAGGAACAATTTTTAAACAATTAAAATATAAAAACAATGTCAAAAAGAAGTTACAAAGAAGCAGTTGAAATAACTGTAAACTGGTGGGTTGAAAAATCATTTGCAACACCACTTAATCAAAATAATGGGGACAATTCCGATAATGGCGGATTTGGTTTTCTGTTGATGAATATGGTTGCGGGTAACGCTCAAAAAGAAGTTACAGACGATAAAATTGAAAAGTTTAAAAGTAAGCTAACAGAACTTCTTTTAGCTAATGAGGAAAAGGGAAGATATGCAAAAGAGTTAGATGTTGATTATCACCCTAATCAGATGCTTTCAGATGCTTGCCAATTTGCTGAAATAAATTCAAGTTGTTTGCCTTGTAAAACATTCACTTTTATTAATAATGAAAATGAAGTGGAAGGTCGTTATCAATATGGTGGAGAATGGTTCAAGTTGTAGGGTCTGTAAGCCTTGCCACTAACGTCAAAGCATTGGCGAAGGCAGGGAATAGCAGTACTTCTGTTCAATTACTTACCAATGCTCAATAGGATTACAAATGTTCAAAATTAGTACGTCAGCCCTGCTTTTGCCAATGCAATGTTAGCAGTAGTGACTTTCTCGAATTAAAATAAAACTTCTGGGCGGAGTTATAAAACCCAATAAAAACAAATGAGTAATTTAAAAAACGAACCAATGGTGAAGCACAGTAACCAAGTTCACACAACAACAGATTACTTTCTATTTAAACCAATAGAAGGCAACAGAAACAAAAACCTATTACACATTAATAGGCTAAAAAAATCAATGGCAGAAACTTATTTATTTACAGTTATTATCGTAAATGAAAAATATGAAATCATTGATGGTCAACACAGATTTGATGTTATTCAAGAATTGAAATTACCTTTAAGCTATGTGGTTTGTAAAGGGTATGGATTAAATGAAGTTCACATTTTAAACCAAAATTCTAAGAATTGGACAACTGCCGATTATTTGGAAGGGTATTGTAATTTGGGGTATTATCAATATGTAGAGTTTAAAAAGTTTATAGATAAACACGAAATTAATACACAAATAGCAATGTATTTATTATCAGGTGCAGATAGTGGCGATATGGTTAAAACTTTTAATTCTGGACAATTTAAAATAAAAAACTTAAAAGAAGCTGAAACCACAATGGATAAACTTCATTTATGCGGTGCTTATTTCCCACAATACAAAATGGTTATCTGCATAGCGTTTTAATGCCGTTACGCAATCTTCCAAATATACCTCCGATGAAGGCACTGCTGGTAACACGGTATTGGCGCAATTGCCGTTCTGTTTTTCAATTAAACTTTTGTCCATAATTTCAACTTTTGTTTTTCAATTTAGCTTTCGGTTCGGCAACTTCGCCAATACCGAACCCGTTAGTGGCAATACTCCGAAGCCCTACGAACAGCGACATCGTAATATTGTTTTTCCTTTTCTATTCCGATACCAATTCTGTTATTTTTTATAGCTGCTAAAATTGTTGTTCCTGAACCCATTGTATTGTCTAAAACCATATCGCCTTCGTTGGTGTATGTGCTTATAAGCATTTCTAACAATCCGTTAGGTTTTTGCGTTGGGTGTTCTATTCCGTGTTGGCTATTAACTACATTATGCTTAAAAACACTTCTTGGGTATCTATCCGTTTGTCCTCCGCTTATTATTTGCTCAAATTTACCGTAGTTAGTTGTTTCCTTCAATCTTTGCCCACTTACATTACTTGGCTTGTGTCCACTTGTTTTTTGTGGGTTATAAGTTCCTATTTGCTCATAAAATACAAGTATATTTTCGTGTGCTTTCATTGGTTGCTTTTTTGCGTTTAGGTGTCCACTTGCCCTGTCTTTTTCCCATACCCACTCATATTTTAACCACTTCAAATTTGATGCACCTAAAGTAATTGAAAATGGTATTTGAGCAAATAATATAACTACACCTCTTGGCTTCAAAATCCGCTTGTATTCATTCCAAAGTTTATCTAATGGCAAAACACTATCCCACTTGTTTTGAGTTGTTCCATAAGGTAAATCGCAAATAATAGCATCAATTGATTTATCCTCAATAAAAGGAAAAACATCAAAGCAATCAGCGTTCACAAAAGTACTGCCACTAACACGGGTTTGGCAAAATGGCTGTTCAGTAATTCTATCAATCATTCGTTCTATATTTTAAGTTTTGTGTTTCAAATCCGCTACTGCACATAGCCGCAGCCGTTACAGGAAACACTACCATTGTGCATAACCGAGAATGTGAGCTATAATATCAACCGTCCATCCATCACCTATACAATCATAAGCATCATCATAATTTAATGATTTTGTATATCCTATTGGTAAAGTCTGTAATTTTTCAATTTCTGTTTGTGAAAGGTAGCGATACACTCCATCTTTCAATAAATAATTTTCGTTCCACTTCTTATGTCCGTTTGCAGTTAAACAACCGCTTTTTGGGTATGGATTTACTCTTGTGTAACCATTTGCAACCGATTTTTTACCGCTTTCATTAGTTAGCCATTTTACTCTACATTCGTGAGTCAATTCGCCAGAATAATCAAAAATATCTTTAGTTGTTATTCCTTTGTCTTTTGGCTGTTCAACTCCTGGAATATTAGTCCAATAATATCTTGGTCTATTTTGAGCAGAAACAAGTTTGCTATTTATTGAAATAGGATTTACTCCAAGCGTTTCTGTAATTATATTAGTTGCTTCTTTGTTTCCGTGTGTGTTTTCAAGTAAAAAATACTTTGGTTTTAATTCGTTAAGCAATCTTACATATTCCCAAAATAACCTACTTTCAGAATGTTCCAATCCTTCTTGATTTTTATTTAGTCGTGAAATGCCCTTGCAAGGACTTCCTCCAATCAGTAAATCAATTTTAGGCAAATCATTAGCT